AACTTCTGTGCTGTAATAATTGTTTCCACTTCCGTATGCGTAAAAAGTGCCACTTGCTGTATCAAAGAAGATGCCAGTGGCGTTGGCGCCTGATGAACCGGAGCTAAAAATGCAATGATAATTAATTAGATTTGTTCTTTTGACCCATAAAGATAGCGTCCAAGTAGTTTTGCCGGTCGTTATGGCTCTAGACAATGAAGAGGTGTCGGCTGAGTTGAACCGCAGCGAACGTTCGATCTCGTAGCCAGCAGCTGCAGCAGGACTTGCCAACAACAGAGGCAGGGCGCTTCCGGGAATTGACATGTCAGCTCAGGTTGGAAATCAGGGTTGCAGTGATCTTGGTGCTGGACTGAACCGCATACACGATGCAGTCAACGGCTCCAGCAGCAGTGCTTAGGGTCGGTGCCGTACCACCAGTGAAGTCCCAATAGGTGTCATACGACAACAAACGGGAACCGCTGCCATCTTGTGTCACCCAGATACAGCCCGATTGACCTGCCACGAGGTTAGTCGGATTTGCCAAAGTCGCCGTATGCGCCAGCGTCACGCTGAAATTATTGGAATCAGAAAAGTCGGGCGTAATAGTTGTTGCACTCGTCAGTGCTGTGATCTCGCCGCGTTGGCCCTTCGTCCAGGTCTGCGCTCCATCCAGCAAGCCGTAGCCGCTAATGGTCTGACCAGCAGCAAAGGTGATTGCACCAGTCATCGTGCCGCCTGACTTAGGCAGCGCTGCAGCAGCTAGGTCGTAAGCCGTCTTAACCGAGTTAGGAGTCGCAGCGGTCGTGGTGCTTGTGCTGCTAGTTGAATCAGTCAGCTGAAGCGTGCCGCGTGCGCTCGTCGTACCAGCAGCAACCTTGGTGCCGGTAATCGCAGCGCTTGCATTGACATCCGCATCAACAATGACGCCAGCAGCAATGCTGGTTACGCCCGTATTACTGATGGTCACATCACCAGTAACTTGACGGACGGTTGGGACACTCAGGGCATCACCAACAACCAAGTAGCCGGGAGACAGCGCCGCCAGCTTGCTATAAGCAATCGCAGCAGATGCGTTGATGTCAGCGTTGACGATTGCCCCAGCTGCAATGCTTGTGACGCCTGCGTTGTCGAGCGTTACGTCACCGCTGAACTGAATCGCAGTGGCTTCGTTGCTTGAGTTGCCGACATAGACATAACCGTCAGTCAGCGCAGTGCCGAGCTTTTCATCGTCCAGCTCCTGCAGTGCCAACTGAACGTTGGTTGCCGCAATGCTGCCGTAAGGCGTAAAGCTGATGTTGGTTGCGGTCTGACCTGCAATAGCGCCGGAAACGTCGATCAGTTCCCAAGTTGCGCCGTTGCTCAGGATCATGTCCGGCGGCGCCAAAGCTTCAGCCGGTGCATTACCCGAGCCAGTACCCGAAGTGCTAACAACCAAGTAGTACCGGTTGTTGGTATCGGACGCGGCGGGCAGTGCGCCACCAATCGTCAGACCCAGTGCTGAACCAGCGGAAGTAACCGAATCAACTTGGTTGGTGCTGGCGTCATAGGTTCCAGCAAAAATCAGCTCACCACTGGTGATCGTGACGGGCAGCCATGCAGACCCAGACCAGATGTAAAGGTCACCGTTCAGCTCGTCCCAGAAATACTGACCTTTGAACTGTGCAGTCGGGAAGGTGACGACGCCTGCAGTCGAACCGGAGCCACCGAATTGAACAGTGGAAGAATCAGCAAGCTTGGCGCCGGTAATGCTGCTTGCGCCGATGCGATCTGCAGGAAGCGTGCCGCTGGTCAGCTTGGTTGCGGGAATGTCAGGGACATCAGCAGCAGCAAGCGTCGTGCCACCAGTGACGTGACCTTGAGAGTCAATGACAACCTTGGTGTAGGTGCCGGGTGTGGCCGAATTGCTGTGGTTAAGCTCGCCGCCAGCGCCAACATCAAGACCACTGCCGGGATACACAGCGCCAGCCGTGCCAGCTGCAGCAGCCGGAAGATCGGCAGCAGTAATTTGACGGCCTTCAGTGACCAGACCGTTGGCGTCGTATTTGGTGAGGTGATACTCGGTCGTATTGGCGGTGACCGTGTTGTCGATCTGAATGGTGCTGCCACTCAGGGTCAGGCCATTGCCGTTGACAACAACTGCACCCTTGTCGGTGGTGGTTGCGGTTGGAAGGTCAGCAGCGGTGATAGTGCGGTAACTAACAACGCCAGCGCCGCCACTGGGACCAGCCAAGAATTGACCGCCAGCAGTGGTGTCGTCGAGCGACGTGGTGATCGTTACTTCATCACCGGAAGTGGCGATGCTGATATTGACGATGCCTGCGGTGCTGCCAACAACACTGTTGACGGAACCCGCTGCTTTGATGCTGACCCAGCTTGAGCCGTTCCAGCAGTAAACCTTGCTGTCGTCAGTGTCGAGTGCCAGCTGACCAATGAAGGCGCCGCTTCCGGGCAGCGTCGTGACCAGATCAACGGTGGATTCGTCACCCAGTTTGGCGGCAGTAACGCCGTCGTCGGCTAATTGGGTCGTGTCAACAGCGCCGTTGACCAGTGCCGTGCCAGCAACCTGCTGACTACCAAACAGAATCTTGGCGCCGGGAATGGTGGCGTCGGCAATCAGCGTGGTGGCGTTACCAACTAAATCGGTAACGGTGATCTTTTTGGTCTCGCTTGCGCTGTTATCGACAACGGCCAGGAGATCACCAGCCGCTAGATCGCCACCGGCTAACGCGGCTAATTCGCTGATCCTTAGGTCGGCCATGCCCCGGTGCCCTAGCGACTTTTACAGATAATCAGAGTCTAGGGCTTTAGTCCGGTTCTTCCAAAAGCAGGTACGAGTCTGCGGCTTGTTCCAGCTCAAGCTTGCCCGTGTCTTCCTGTAGCAGATAACGATCAACGCGAGTGCTGGCACGCAATTTGATTGGACCAGTGGCGGCAAAATCAATCGTGCCAACAATGATGTTGTCTGGTGTAAAGCTGACAGCTGCAGCAGTTACCAAGGCGTCAAACTCCCACCAGAGCGAATCATTGATCTGGCTGGCTTCAAAGCTTCCGGTCTGTGCTGTTGTGTCTTCCGCTTTGATGTAAAACTTGCCGTGGAACAAAGAGCCGATTTCAGTACGCAGCACCAGCTGCATTAAATAGTTGACTGATTCTTGGCCTTTGTTGTTGGTGTAGTCCCAGTGGGCGGTAAGTCGTCCGCTGCCGCTGATCAGGCTGCTGTACTGCTGACGGTATTCATCGCCAAGCACTGAAATATCAACGACTTCGCGGTTGGTATTTAGTTCGTAGTCGGTGACTTCACCAACAATGCGGCTGTCACGATCTCGAACAATGACGGAAATCGGGATGTCACGGGCGATTGCGGCCAACGTGATAACACCTGTCACCCCACCATCAAGGCTGTTGGCAAAGGTGTCGTAAAGCTTGACCCCGCCTAGCTCGTCAATAAAAACGTACCAGTTGCCGCTGGGATGCACGGTGTTGTCCGCCCAGCCAGAAGCATCAACAAAATCAAGGTCGGTGCCATCAGTTGTTGAGATTTCCAGCAGGTCACCTGTGATCAAGGTGCCTTCGTCAAAGTCAAAACTAAAGCGGTTACGCCCGGCGTTTACGTCGCTGGGATTAACGATGGATTGTTTAGATCCTTCGCTTGATTTACGGGTCAGTTCGATCTGACCAATTTGGCCAAGGTAGATGCCCATCAGATCGTCACCGTGGTCAGTGCTCCAGTGCCTTGGAACGAGATATCGGCGCGGCTGACTTCACCGACTCTGGCACCAAAACTGACGCTAGTGATATACGCAGTTAGCTGGACATCATGGTTGGTGTTGCCTTCCACCAGTCGCAGGGTCATGGTCACGGTGTCGCTGTCCGTCACCCCAGCAACTTTCAAAACCTTCTTCAGTGCGGTCGCGGCGTCGTTGCGGTCGGTGCCGTCGTTGTAATACAGAAGACTGGCACTGCCGTTAAATTCCTGCACACCAGGGGTGTAGGTGCGCTGGCTGTCGCCAAGTGTGGTGGTCTCTAGGACTTCAAGCGAACCAGTCAGAGTCCAGTTGCTGACCTTGATCTGCTCCGTGCCGTCGATCAGCAGGCGTCCGTCTTTGCCGGTGTAAACCTTAGCCATTAGAGGACACCTACCAATTTCACTGTAACGCTACTAATGCCGGGACGCACTGATGTGATCGCTGGCGGCGAGTCATAGCGCCACTTATTGCCTGTTGCAGCATCAATAGCCGAAGTGTTGCCGCTCCAGCCCGTTCGGAAAGCTGCGGGTAGATCAAATGTCTCAAATCCGCCCTTTACTGAGTCGTAATGGGTGATGAAGTCGTCGGCGTAAGTGTCGGCAATGTTGTCGTAGCTCAAATCCAGCGTCATGCCGGTGCGCTTATCGCCGTACAGAATTCGAGTCTCCGAGCCGTTTTGAGACTTAAACGTTTTGTAGGAGTAATCGCCAGCGTTGAAATTACGGGAGCTGGGTGTCAGGGATGGGTAGCTCATTCGAGTGTTGGCCCCTCAACGATCTCAAAGTTGCCGTCCACGTCCAGTACGTCGCGGGCGATCAGGCTCTGTCCACTTGAGTTTACTGGGTGATTGCTTGCCTTAATCGTCACGATGCCGTCAGTGTTCACGTCGAGCGCTTCGATTTGATACACCTGTGAAGTGACGTTGGCACCGATAACCGAGAACACCGAATCCCTCAGATCCTGCGCCACGCCGCCCCTGATTTCCAGCACACCGGAAAAGACTTCGGTCTGGGTGCGGTCCCAGTAATAGACGTTGTAGCTGCCGTCGGCTAGGTCGGTCACAGAGATGACCGTGCCATCTTCCTTGACGATGCCGTTGTTGGTTGGGCTATACGGGCTGACCTCGGTGGCAACGCGGATGTAATCACCAGGGGCAAGTGACAAACCCCAGGGCAGGGTCTGGAATGTGACGCTGTGGGTGACGTGCTTACGGACGGCGAGGAAGTAGCGAGCAGCCAAAAGGGCGTGAATGTCACCAGTGATGTGGGACAGCTCGAAGTTTTCAAGTGGCAGATCTGCAGCGCCAGCCTCGTCGTAGCGGACCAAAACGCTCTGCTGCTCGGGCATTTTGTTGGTGCCTGCCCACTTGTAAAGCACTGCGGCTTGGAACAGCTTGCGATCCTCAAGGTCAATCCACTCAAGCTTGAGCGAATCTTCAATAATGTTGCCGTCGGTAAACATGCCCTTGATTTGCAGGGCTTGGTCTGGCGCGATCTTGTAGTTGCTGTCGTAAGGCAGGGCAGGCTCAATTGCCAACTTGCCGTTTTTCAGCGTCATGAAGCAGAGGACGCTTGGGGCAATCTCAGCTAGCCAACCACGGATATTGATCGACTCTGCAATGGCGTCGTCATAGAACAGGTTGTTTGCGCGAAGAAAACGCCCGGTTTCGGTCAGCGTGGTGCGGTCAACCAAGCCGCTGTTGACGATGCTGCCTGCTCCAGTGTCGGTGTCAGTTGCTAAGTACCAGAGTAGATCAGTCAGCAGGTTGCTAGAGCCGGTATCGCCATCAATCAGGCGTTCCACTTCAATGCCGCTTTGGATGTAGCAGCGGAGTTGATCGAGTTGCTGGAAGTTGTCACTGGAGCGAAGTTTCAAACCGGCAACTGCACAGTTTTCATATTCCGGCACGTTGTCCTCAGCCAAGCATTCATTGACGTAGACAACTTCGTGTTCGGGGCCGCCATCGCAGCTGCGACTAATCAGTTCGCCGTAGTGGGAAACTTCGGCAATG